ATTATAACTTTCTAAAGCATCATCTATCCCCTTAATCATGTCTTCTAGTCCTGCACCTAATTTTTGTTTAAGAAATTCATCTAATTTGTTTAACAATCCTTTCTTATCATCAAGCTTTTTAGGATATTTATTTTCATCAGCTTCTACAGCAAGGAATTTATAATTAACAAGACCTATTTGCCCTTGCATAGCCTCTGTTTGCTTAGGATTAACTACGACAACTTTTTTTCTACCAAGCGTAGGGTGAATTAATACTCCCAATCCTTCTTTCGCTAAAGCCTTTTCAAATTTCTTTTTATTTCTTTTATAACTTGATGGAGTAAGATTATTTGCTTGAATTTGTGCAGTTATCTCGTAAACACCTTTAACTTTACCCATATCCTCAACATATCTTGAATCAGTATTCGGATAATCAAAAATAGCTGTTTTTCTTCCAAGTTCTGGTATAGATGCCTCTAAACATATAAATGGCACTCCATTAAGCTTTGGCGCATACCAATTTGAATTAACCGGCATAACTTACCCCTTTATTTTTTCCTGTTAATAAATTATAGCCAGTATCGAGTTTTGTTCTTCCATCAGAAGTATAAATATTTGGACTAAAGCCTTCTGGCATTTTTTCAATTTTTAAGATTAATTCTATTTGTTGTCTTGATGAGCTTGGAAAATCACCTTGCAATGGCTGTTCAGGAGTAGAAATAATATTAGGTTGATTAATTCCCATGAGTGATTGATTTTTTGGAAAATAATCTATTACTTTTAAAAAATCCTTAGCTGAGTCTGCTGGAGCTTTAATATAGCTCATATTTTGTTGTGGCTTTTTTGTTTGAGCCATCAATGAATCAACAAATAGATTTGGATTCAAACTCATATTATTTTGCCCAGGTAAAACTGGGGCATCTACTTTATATTTTCCCTTGTAAAAATCTTTAAATTTGTTAGCCTCTTTGTCAAACATAGCTTCATCGTAAGCAACACCTATTTCTTTACCCAAGTCATAAGCTATTCCTCCAGCAAGAACAGCTCCAGCTGCCTGCGGTCCGAGCAATGTTCCGAGTATCCGATTTTTTGCCATTGCTCCTGTAAGAAATTTTAAAGCTAGTTTTCTAGCAGAATATACAGTTAATGCAAGACTAGCATTTGGTATAAGGGATTGGTCTATAAATTTTTTAGTTACTGCGGCAGTTTTTCTTTGTGGACTAACATCTTTTCCATCATATTTGGCATTCATTATGTCATAATACGAATTATTTGGATTTAACTCATCTGATAATCCGATTTTATTAACATAGTGAATACCTTCGGAAATTTGGTCAATTCTTTTAGCTAGCTTAGCTGGAAATCCACCTTGCTGAGAGCTTAAATCAATAAATTGTTTTGAAACAGAAGCGAATCTACCCAGAGAGCCTGTCAGAGTATGGGATTTTTCATCAACCATTCCTCCCAACATATCTTGCATAACGCCAAGCGTTTCTGTCAAAATTCCAGAGCCTAAAACGCCCTCTTCCATTAGTTGGTCAAGGTTTATTTTTTTCTTTCTATATTTTTCGTAAACTTTATATAGTTCTGGATTTTTTTTCTTAATTTCTGGGCTGAAAATAACTCTTCTAATAGATTCTTCTATAACTGGACCAGAGATAGCCATTTGCTCTTTTAACTGCTGGTTTACTTCTTGCCCTTGAAGTTTACCCCTACCTAACATTTGAGAAACAGCCAAGAAGACAAGTTTAGTTCTATTGGCATCTAAACCGCTTACCCTTGACAATCCAGTAAATGCTTGAGTTATATTCTGAATATCTTTATCAGAAAATTTCTTACTACCGCTAGCTCTAACTGATTGCATTCTCATAAATTCAGGAGCAATGCTAGTATAATCTATGCCATATCTTTTTCCTAAATTATATAAAAATTCTAAATCTTTCTTTGTTTTGCCCCTATATTCTTCTTTGCCTTTTAACCCAGAAGCAAAGTTCATTGCATCTAAAGAAGCTCTAACATTCTCTAACTCGATTGGAGTATTTATAACACTTGATGCGGCAGCTTCAGCTCCAACGGCTACTCTATAAGCAGCATAGCCACCTAGAACTTGTCCAAAAGTTCTTCTGCCACCTAGGAATCCACCACCTCCATCGTTAACCATTGCTCCGCCTCTTCTATTGCCGTATCTTTGGGCTTCTTCTCTTGAAATTGCTCTTCCACCTAGATTTAAACTATTTGCAATGTTAGCGGTTGTGGTTTTTTCTCCAGATACACCAATTACATTGCCTTTTTTGTCTCTTATATAATTGATTGGGGTAAATTTAGCATTCCTAACATCATTTAGATTCTTTTCAAATATCTTTTTATTTTCCTGCTCAATCTTTATCTGTCTTTTATAATTATCACTCTGCTCTTTTCTAAGAATTTTTTGTTCTCTTTCTTGCTGTTTAGCAAAGAGTGTTTCTTGCTTTTGAGATATTTTTTGTTCTTTTTCTTTGCTTTTTAAGTTAGAATTTAATTCTTTTTCAAAATTCTTTTTTAAAAAATCATTATAATCTGCTTTTCTTTTTGATTCTTGTAATTGAGATTTTTGAATCCTTTCTTTTTCTTTTAAATTTCTATTTAACTCTTTCTCGAAATTATTTTTTAAGAAATTATATTGCCTTTCATTTTCCCTTCTTAATTTATCTTGTTGTTTATTAAAATTAGGATCTATGAATTTTTGATTAAGTTGGTTTAAGCTTTCAATTTTAAATGGCGAACCTAGGGATTTACTTAATTTGCTAAAAGTGCTTTCAACACTCTTGGCTTTCTTATCAATAGCATCTAATGTTTTGGAGGCGGTATCTAATGCTGTAATTGTAAATTTTATATCACTCATTAAAATTATATTTTAATTTTTACTCATTATAGCTTCATATTCGCTAGATATATGAATCCAATTAAACAGCTCTTGTAAACTCCAATTTTCTATTTGTTGATAGTTAAACATAGGATTTTGTTTTAAGAAATAATATACTGCTATATCAATTTCTTCTTTGTTAAAAACAAAATTTTTATTATTAGTGCCTTTAAAACAACTTAGGATTAGAGTTTTTTCTCTACTAATTCCAAGTTGTAAGCTAACAAAAAACTCGTTATGTATTTATTAAATAAAAGTTTACAAATTGCATAAGGAACATGTGATAACTCTAAAATACCTTCTGGGCTATTTGTTGGAACAATGCACTTCTTCCTAATTAAATATTGAAGGCAAGCTGATAAATTAGCTTTGTCAATATCTAACCCTAATACATCTTCAAATTCCTTGCCATCCATCATTTTTAATGCTTTTAAAGTAATTGAACTAGCTTTCTCAACTTGCGATGATCCAGAAAGCGAATATTGCCACTCATAGCCAATTGACTCTCTCTTTATTTTATCTTCTCCAGACTCATCTTTTCCATCAGAGCTAAGAAGATTTATAGAATCAATTATAATACCAGTTGTTAAATAATTATTAGACATAGTTCAATATTTAAATTTATAAATTATTAATTTTCTAAAATAGTCGCAGGTTCGCCGCTAAATTGGAAAGATATTACTGCATCAGAACCAACTGTTGTATCAATATCATTTAATAATGTCATGCTATTATAAACTAAAGTTCCAAAACCTTCTTCTGGTGGAACTGTGATTTTTATATCATGTCTTGTTTTTAAAGATTTAAAAAACAATAAAGGATTGGTTAAGCCTGCATTTGCATTCATTCTAATACCGAAACTTACAGTTCCAAAGGCGTTTGTATAGTCTGGAACATTGGTTACCTTTCTTTGTGAACCATTTACTTGAACGAATTGGTTATAATTTGGCAAACCAGTTTTAACTGATAAAGAGTTTGAATCGATAAATAAATCAATTCCATCAACTTGAACCTTAGGAATATAGGGAGTTGTAGTCATATAATTTTATGAATTTGCTGTTAAGTTAAATTTAATATTTTCCAATTGACCCATATTTCTATAAGAAGCACTTCCACTTAAAGTGTTTGTAGCTGTATTAATTGAAATATAAAGATTTTTTTCAAACTCAGATAATAAAACTGAGTTATCTAAGTCAACTAAACCAAGACTTGCCATCTCGACAAATATTGAAACAATAGAATTTTTAGCTGATTTTTGATTTACATAAATAACATCTCTAACGGTAGATGGAGGTGTTCCAGCAATTAAAACAGCTTGTGAATATGTTTTTTTCCATTGTTTATATAGATATTCTTTTACAGTAGCTGAGTTCAAAAACTTATTTAAATTCATGTAAGTTTGACCATCATCTGTTAGATTAGCTTTTTTGTAAACAGTCATGAATCTAGGTCTAGTTACAACATTTAAATTAGATTCGTCCATAACTAAAGTTGAGCCACCTAATTGCTCAATTCCAGTAAGTTCTTCATCCAACCAGCCAAGACCTTGTGGAATTTTTGCTACATTTAATAATTTAACATTATGGAATGGAACGGCAACTTTATTTAATCCGCCAGAAACATTTGGAGCTTGCATAAAGCTAGAAATTGAAGACTCTGGCACTAATCTCAAAGAATCAGTTGCTAATAGTTCTGCACTAAGAACAATTGGTAATTCTGGGCAAGAAGAACCTTTGATATTAGATTCATTAGCAAGTTTAACAAATACATTGTTTATAACTTTAGAAGCTATGCTTCCTAAGGCAGTTTGAGCATCAGCATAGCTATTAACTTGAGTTATAACAGCATAAGACTCATAAGCTTGATTAGTTGTGTTAAATTTAGCTTCTAAATGATTTTTAACCTCAGTCATAAAACATTTTTGAGTGCAAATGTCATATCTTGCTGTTTTAATTTTATTTAAAACATTTGTAATAACTGGGTCAGTTGCTCCACTAGAAAATGCAGTAATTGTAGCAGAAACTCCAATTGGAAGAGATTCAGCGTAAATAGTATATTGATTTGCTTCCGTTCCTTTGTTTTTTGCAGTAAAAGTAATTGTTCCGGTGGTATTCGATGCGCTAACTGGAGCATTTTCATCAGCATTAACTAAAGCAGCTAAAGAATCTCCTAAAGTAGTTGCAGTAGTTGTTGATAAAACATCAATCTCATATTTATTTCTAAAACCTGAGCCAATAGTGAATACGGCTTTGCCATTTTTAGGAGAAGAAACTGTTAAAGCAATTGAACCAGTTGCTGCTACTCCAGAACCATTATCAGCTACAATAATTGCGCTTAAAGGAGATTCTTTATTTAACTCTCTGAAAGATTTAATTGCAAGGTAAGCTTGTGAACCAGCACCACATAAAGCCTTTAATTCATCATTTGAAGTTGGAACATTTGTAATAAGATTTCCTGTAGTAAAACTACCAGCTGAGGTTCCTTGTGCCAAAATAAGTTGCTGTCTTAGATTCAAACCGAACGCTGCTGAACCAGCAATTAATTGTATGTCAGTATTAGGAGATGTTTGTGTCATAAGATTTATTTTTTTGCTTTTTTATTAAAATCTAAATTAAAATGTCCATTATTAAACTTAATTTGCTCATACCAGAAGCTATCAATAGGATTTCCTTCTGAATCGACATCAATCTCTATTTTGTCATTAATTTGGTATTCTTCGTTTTGATTACGATAGAATTTTATTAAAAATGTTAATGTTGCTTTCATTTATATAAAAAAATTATTGTTTTTTAATATCATTAAAATACATTAAAAATAAAAAGTTGTCAACAGCAATAGGAATTTAGCTTTATTTTATGGAAATAAACGATAGAAAAATTAATAATATTATAGAAGAAAAGAAGAATAAAATTTATAAAGAAAACTTTTATGAATTTTTTTCTAATGTGGCTTTCCCAGCAATATTTCCTAATAAGCAACTATTGCCAAGCAAATCAACTAGAATATTATGCAAGATAGCTGAGGCAACATCAAAAAAAAAGCTCGGCTTTAGAAAAGTAATTGTTAATATTCCACCTGGATTAATGAAATCTACTATTGTTTCAGCAGGTTTATCAGCTTGGCATTTAGGAAGAAATCCCGCAGAAAGAATGTTTGGAGTATCCAACAAAGATAAACTAGTGACTAGGAATGTTGGCTGGACAAAGTTAATTATGGAATCAAAAAAATATAGAGATATTTTTCCTGATTTGTTAATAACAAAAGATACAGAAAATCATATTAAAACTTCTCTAGGTGGAGAAAGGCAAGGCTTTGGAACTCTAAGTAGGGTAACTGGTGAAAGATGCGACTTTTTATTGCCAGATGATTTTATTTCTTCGGACATGATATACAAAGCAGATGGCACAAGCGCATTAAAAGCTTGGGACGAAAGTTTCTATTCAAGGGTAGATAAAGTTAGTGGAAGTATTTTTATTATTGAACAAAGATTGGGAGTAAACGATTTAACCGGATATTTAACCCGAACTAGACCAGGTGAATATCTAGTAATATCTTTGCCAGCTTACTTTGAAGAAAAAACTGTTATAATAGTTGATGATGAAGAGTTTGTGTTTGAGAAAGACGAATTATTATCACCAGATTATTTACCTTGGCATGAAATTAATAGCTTAATGAATAGGGTTGTTGATCCAGAAACTGGTATAGCCAATGGAAAGCAAGTTTTCTTTGCTCAATATATGCAAAACCCTGTTGCGGATGGCGGAAACATGGTTGACATAAATTGGTTTCAACCATTTAGAATTAGCGATGTTTCTTCTATGAAATTTGATAGAGTCGTTGTATCGGTTGACTCAGCTCAAAAACCCAATGAGATCAATGACCCAAGTGCCTTTCTTAAATTTGGAATTATTGGTAAATCAAAATATTTAATTGATTGTTATTGTGAAAGAAAAGTTTATCCAGAAACAAAGGAAGCATTAATAGCTTTTTGCAATGATGGGCATAGAACAACTGATTTAATAATTGAAGATGCCAACACTGGCTCTAGTTTATTGCAGGAGCTTCCTAATGAGCATAAATTATATGGAATAACGATTATTCCTATTTCTCACGGTGGTATAAAAAAAGAAATAAGATTTTTAACAGCAACTGGTGCATTTTCAAATAGAAGTTTTTATTTCCCAAAAGATGCTACTTGGTATCCAAATTTTGAAAGCCAATTAATGCAATTTCCTAAGGGTCGCCATGATGATATGGTTGATTGTTTAGGTCAATTTGCACATTGGCATATTGAGCTAGAAAGATTCTTTGATTATTGGTGTATCGAAGTTTAATTATTTAAGCTAATATTGCTTATAATATTGCCATTAACAGCATCTTTTAAATCAAAGCTAATATTAACCAAAGCATTTAAATCGTATTGGCTTACTTCTTGACTATTTGTAAATTCTATAAATGTTTCAAACAAAAAGGTATGAGAATAAAAAGTTAATTCAGATTCCTTACCTTGGTCAAGCACTGGTGTTAATTTTTGATATACAATGTTGCCAGTAAAAGGAGAGCTTGGTATAAATCCAGCTATGGATTGGCAGATTGGTTGCAAATAATTGGATACTTTGTCTTTTTCATCAGCTAAACCAACAGAGGACGCATTTTCTCCCAGATTTATAAAAACACACAATTCTATTGCTTGTATAATTTTAGCGGATATTCCTTGACCAAGATAATTCTCAACATTTATATCAGTTTTACCATTTGGATCTTTTCCAGTTGTTCTTGGCAAAGTATAAACAAAAAGCCATGATTTAGTTGCACTTGTTGAATCAACAGCGTTAAGAAACATTTGCTTTGCTCTTTCATAATCAACAGTGCCAATAATTCTAATATTGCTTTTTATTATTCCAATTGGACTGCCTTGTAGATATGGTAAACCAACTAAATTCGGTATAACACAAGTAACTGTATTATGAGTATGCGATGTTGCTAATTTATAACCATTATATCCAAAATTTCTTGTTTCTAATAATTTAATGCTACCAGTTGGACTAGCATTAGCGGTCTCATCAACTTGATAAAAAAATAAATGCAATGAGAATTTTAAAGAAATCTGAGTTAAAATAGAGTCATTAGCTATTCCCATAAAATTATCAACAATAAATGTTGTTGAGTTTACTATGGACTTTATTGCGATTAAATTGCCATTAATATCTATTTTATAATTTGCGTTGACAATAAAAGGATTACTTTCCGTAGTAGTTATAGTTAAAGTATCATTATTATTAACAACTTTAGATGCGACATTAAAAACAATATCAGTTTTTAATAAAGTTTTTGTTCCATTGTATTTTGCATCACTTGCTCCAATCATTTCAATACTAGATTGGTCTCTAGTTATGTTGTGATGAGAGTTTGCTAACGCAATTGCAATGTTATTGTATCTTTTTAATGATGTTATTTCATAATAATTTTTAACATTACAGATTAAAAATGTATTATTATCTTGAAGGTGGTGATTGCCATCAGTTGTAAAGGTTACATTATTGCCATTTACAACAATATTTGTAATATTTACACTATCAGAAAAATCATCTGTAAATTTAGGCAAAACTGCTTTTAATTGATGGACTATTTCATTTGTTTGCATTTTATAAATTCCTCAAATTATTATTAATAGCATTTCTAATTTTAGTAGCAATTAATGTTCTATTTTGTGCTAATGGTCTTCTAATATTATTTCTTGGAGCAACTCTTGCTGATCCAAACTCCTGTATAGAAGCGTAAGGAGCTGTTGCACCAATAATTTGCTGACTCCCACCATTGCTTTTAGTGTAAACGCTTTTACTTAATTTACCAGTTAAAATTGCCGAACTTTCTTCTCCACTAGCATTTGATGCTTTGTGTGTATATGTGCTTCCTGCGGCGATTTTTAACCCCTTAGGAGCTGGGTATCTTAACACTTTTGCAGAAGTGCTTCCTAATGAATAACCTGTCGATGTAGCTCTAGTTCTCTGCATTGTTTTTTTGCCACGAGTCTTATAGAAAATGTAAGTATTGCCAGTTTTAGGAAGAGCCATTTGCCTTCTAACTTCTTGAACCATGTAATTGCCAGAATGTCTTAGACCAGTTCTAATTCCATCTTTAATTGCTTTATTGATTTTATTTATAGCTCCTTTGCTATCTTGGCTTCCTAATTTAATTTCAATATTCATAAAATATTTAGATTAATATTTGCCGATCCAGTATGAGAACATTTTAACATTGTAAAGATATTTTCTCCATGAAGATTCGGCAATACTTCGAGTATTTTATAAGCCTCTCCTTTGCAGATGATAATGTTTTCGATTTTTATTTTTTTAGTTGAATCTCTTCTTATATAAAAATGGTCAGTAACTTTTCCTAGTAAATTTGCTCCATTAAAAATATCCTCTCCATTAACAGTTACTTGCATTGCCCAAGTATTAGAAACTAGATTTTCTTGGTCAATTAAAACATCTTGAGAATTAATATTGTTAGCTTTCTTGATTCTAGTAGCAATTGTTATTGGAATGTTTAAATCACCAATTTTAATATTGCGTTTAGGCTTGGTAATGAATTTGCAAGTATTTGTATCCATATCATATAAATGGTTCAATTTGATTTATATTAAAGAATCCATTAGCAATACCCATATCATTACAACAAGCATCTCCTCTATTTTTATAGAGAAAGGCAACATATTCCATCAATCCTTGTTTGTAAGTGAATGGAACATTGGCATCAGATGCACCAAAGCCAGAAGTAAAGTTAATTATTACAGCATCGGCTCTATTGTCAATTGTTGTTGGGTATTCTTTATCTTCTTTTAAAAATATATGTGAATATTGGTTAGTTTCATTAATATAATAATTTGAAGCATCAAAGTTTGTTAAAACGCCATTTAAATAATATTGTATAGAAATTATAGATTGTAGTTTAGTTCTTTTTATTTTAATCGGTGTATTATCAACTGGGAAATTATCTAAAAATGTTTTATAGGTTTTGGTAATTAAATCAATCGTAGTAATGTTTTCAAATCTTTCTATGGCAGTTTTAATAAGATTTGTTAAATAAGCATCTTCTTGAGCAAAATCTATTCTTAAATGAGCCTTAACATCACTTAAAGAAATACCTAGTGCTAATTGTGAGAAATTAGACACTAGTATGTATTTTGTTGGTTGAGAAAATTGAAAATACATTATTTATTTCTATTTTTTTTATTAGAATTTATTTTTTTGGTTTCAACTACCAAATTATCTTCGGGAGTTTCGAT